TCCATCTCAAAGAGTTCGGTCTGTTCGTTGAATTTGAGGACTTTAATCACCAGCGTCGCCTTTCTGCGCGCGGGCAGGTATCCATTGCCACCTGCCGAGGCGCGAATAAAATCCCTTGATTCGCCAGTGCCGCGGCCATTATCAAGTCATCTTTCGCCTTCACCGCACCGGGTTCACGGAAGCTCTGCTCGAAAACATCATCCTGGCTTATGGCTCCCTTGCGTGTGACAAAGACCTTCGGGGTGACTACAAGACCCTGGAACTGTTGGAGCATGTTCAGGTCCAGGATTGCCAGATTCCCGGAACCAAAGATTTCAGCCAGGCCATAGACCATGCGTTCACGTTTGCTTTTGGTCGTGTGGTATCCAATTGCATCCTCCTGTTTCATGGTCTTGCGGTTCAATCGGACTTCGGAATAGAGATTCGGGTATCGGTCAATCTGCGTGGCCCAATTGACCGCCCATGGCGCCTGCGTGAAGCCATGCTCAAACATACCCACCGTGGTTTCGCCCAGGCCGATAGGGTCCAGCACCAGGAAGGCATTGAAATAATAAAGCCCCAACAGGTACATCTTCATTGCGTAGCGCTGCGCTTCGGTGGAATCGTCTTTGTACACTGCGGCTGTCCGCAGCGGCTCCGGCCTAAGTATTATCGTGGCTGAATCGTCAAGCTGTTTGCCCTTGCCGGTATCCACACCACCGCAATAGCAGAGACCCGCTTTTTGGACTTCCGGGTCGGGATGCTCGTAAATCTTGAGAGGCCCTTTAGGGTCGGGGATCAATTTCGGAATGGTGGGCGTAGTCTCCTCGAACCAGATATCCCCGGTGAAAACCGGCTGAATCTCGGCTGGCTGTTGGGTGCCATCCTCATTGAACTGCGGCGTAACTACCCGTATCTGATTAGCGATAAGGTGCTGATTGAATACATAATTGGCGGAACTCAGGAAGGCCAGGGCCACCGTCCCGGCATACTGACGATGAAACTCTTCCCATCGCCCGCCACATTGATCCTCCAATGTCCGGCGCACCCAATTCATTTGCCAATCATCGAGGATAACCGGGTTGCCGTCCTTGTCCTTGGCGTCTCGTTGAATCAGATCCTTGTACGCTTGCTCTTCCCCGGTGAGTTCAAAATTGGGTGGCGGTTCAAGCCTGCACTCTTTATCCTCCATCCATGGAAAAAAGAAGAATTTCCACGGGCTCTGCGGATTCTGAGCAAGATCGCAATAATACTTGAACTCCCCGAGGCCGTTCGGCGTGGATTCGATGACGAAGATTGAAAACTTGGGGCGTTTCGTGATGCACTTGGAAAGCGCCTCCATCTGAAGTGATGCCTGTGTCCACAGAGCCATTTCAGACGCGTGGATGATCTGATACCCCGGCCCAGCCACGGGCGCGCCGCCTGCGGTCAAGACCTTACTGATATTGTACCATGGCGCGGCAAGGGTCAGGTGATCCTTGGAGGTCTTTTTCCCGCCAGCAAGGGGTGGCCGCACTTCATCAGGCAATTCCCGGTGAAAGCGGATTTGCATATCAAAGATGGTCTTGGCCGAAGGGTCACAGTGCGCCAGGGTGAGGTATTCATTGTTGTTCGTGTAAATTGTAAACACGGTCTGGATGCCCTGCACTTCGGTTGATATCCCATGGCGCCGGGACTTCAAAACTACAATCCAACACGGACGGCCTTCATTCCAACAAAGCTGAACATAATTAACGAATTGCCGCTGAACAGGTCGATGGACAAATGGGACCAGCCCGCCTTCTTCGGGGCGCACCTTGAGATAAGCCTCCATTGTCCCGGCGATGTTGTGGAGACCATACGGCGACTGCGTTCCCTTGGTCGAAGCGAATCCCCGCCGTAGATCGTCCAGGTTGGCTGTTTCTATGAGGGGTTGGGTCATGTTAAAGACAAGCCTTTAAATAACCGCAGATTGCACAGATTTCGCAGATTATTTTCCGCAAGGTTCCATCTCCTTCAACACGAAATCCAGCACCTTCCGATAAGCCGCGGCACGTTCAAGGTGATGTTCACGCTCTGCTTGCTTCTTCCGTGGTTGGAATGATGCGATTATCGCCTGCTTGCGGAGGCGCACCAGATCGCGGATTAGGAGAGAGTGGGGAGTCATGACGGAAACTCCTCGAATTGCCATTCCTTCTTAACCAAGCGCACAGCCACGAATTTGACGGGGTGCAGTTCATTGGCCACTTTGATTTTGACCCTTGCGTCATCTTCCCAAAAACCCTTGACCTCGTGAGCTTCAATGAACCCCTCGTTTGTCAGGACTATGAAATCGGGCGTAAAGAATGTCCGGTCGGCAAGCCGGAATTTCCAGGGTTCGTATGCAAACCACTGGATCTCTTTTGCAGCTAACCGCAGGGCTAAATGGTCGGCGTACTTACTCTCCAGTTTATTCATTTGCCCTGGTGGTGTCGGCTGGCGACCTTTGGCGCGGAACCTCATTGCAATTGCTCCCTGTTCACCAGCCTTAAATGTCTCGCGGATTTGCATGCCCACAGCGCCGTTCGCGCTTCATCAGCCGCCGACAGCGCATCCGTGGCCACTGATTTCATGCGAGCCAATTCCGACACGTGGTAGCAGTGCTGCCCGACGATGACCGCGACCAGGAGTGCGATTACGATGCCAAGAATTAGGTACATATTGCCCTCCACCGGTGAAATTTATGTCCTCTGGAACCGTATCTTGTATAATTTTTCGTTACTATTTCCGCCATGCCAGCCCATCGCAGTTCATCTAAGTAAGCAGCACAATGTGGAACTGGCAACCCCGTCAGGTCTGATATTTCTTGTGAGGTTTCACAGCCCTGTTTTAGTGCTTCAAAAACTCTTACGATCTGCTTGTCCATGCTTCATTCCCAAAGAGCCATCCCCGCCGCGAAACCGAAGCTCCCAACAACTCCGCGACGGGTCAGGCAAGAAATTGGGTCCCTACGACCGTCCTGGAGGGATTAGGTTGATGTGTGCCGCGGGAACCCTAAGCGTTAAAGCGTGTCCTTCGGCGGCTTCCAGCCCTGCATGGCGAGGGTTTCGCCAATTCCTCGCAGCAACTCAAAGGTGGTCACGTAAAGTTCGGACGCTGTTTCTATCAAAAAAGGATTGCCGCTCGCGTTCGCCACTTCCATCATTTGGTTCAACCCGTAGGTGATCGAATTGACCGCCTTGTTGACTGCGATTCGCGTATCTTCAATGTCTTTGGGGAACATGGGTCACTCCTATTTTGCTTTGATCTCGCCGTCTTCGAGAAAAAGGCCGACATTTCCGCTATCGTCCGTGATCTCCATCCAGATTTGATACTGGTTGTCAGCGGCCATCTGACGGATGACTTTGCGATTCTTGCTATCCAAGAGACTCCCATCCCGCACGAACATCACGCGGAGTTTGGGGTTAAGGGCCATGCCCATAGCGACGGAGACGCGGAGACGTTCCTCAGAGGAGCATTGCTTGAAGGGGATATCATTGAACCGGACGCCGCTTTCATCGAAGGAAAGTCCCTCAACTGGCATGTTTGCCGCTTTCAGGGCATCGGCCCGTTGTTTATCGAGAATGGCGAGGCGTTTTGTAGCGGTCTCACTTTTGGCCTGTTGGATTTGAAGTTTCTCGTGGAGTCTAGCGCGGTCCTGCTTCGCTCTAACTTGACGATTAATCGCCTCAACTTCGGCAATGCGGGATTGAAAGACGGAGAGATCAGGGTCTTGGAGGGCAGCAACCCTAGATTCCTGCTCTTTGTAGACACTAACATCCTGTTCGATACCGTCGATGGTAGCCTGAAGGCTCTGTTTGGCTACTTTCAATTCACGTTCAGCCGCAGCGATCCTTTCTTCAACCAGAGCCTTTTTCTCATGCCAAGCGGTTAACCGTTCATCCAAGTCTTGTAGTGTTTGTCGTTCGCGCCTATTCTGATCAATAACCGCCTGCGCCTTCCTCTGCTCCTCTAATACCGACGCCGCGGAGATTTCCTCATCAGGGGCATCTTCCGGGACCACTAACCCTTTGACCTGCGCCTCCAATTCGGAAATCAGCCGATTTATTGCTGTCCGTTCATCATAGACTTCTCGCCTCTCCAGCCCCCATTGCTCAAGATCCAGGCCGATATCCACAAGGCCGAGAAGTGTGTCAAGCTGATCCTTTTCTCTCAGATTTGAGAAGGCGAGCGGATCAAATGTCAGGTCTCCGATGATCTTGTCAAGCATGGATTGGGGACTTTTGAATTGTGCCCCTTCCATATTTTCGAGCTTGAGATACGATCCCTTCTCCGTCCAGGTCCGTGTTGCCTTCAAGTTCGGCTTGCATTCAATCTCTTTGCCGTCATTCCCATATTCAGGGTCGCCCAAGAAGAGATAGGAAATGGCCTTTTTCTCACCACGGCGCACGGGCTCTTTGATATTCTTGGTCGCTTCCTTCTCGGACAGGACAAGCTGAATAGCATCGAGCACGCTTGTCTTGCCCTGTTCATTCGCTCCAGACAGGATAATCATCTCGTCTTGAGGAGTGATATCCACGACTTTCAACTTCTTCACGTTTTCCACATGCAGACCGGTTATACGCATGGACTATTCTCCTTTCATTATCGGCAGAAGGTCTCGGTTGTCGAGTTCCTGATAAAGCACTTCGTTCAGC